CGATGTTTTACGTCGGAGGTTTCTCTTTACTCAGACTAATTAAGAAGACGGAGGATATGAAATGGCTTTTCCCGATTTAACACCAACTTCTACCACATCAGCGATTGCTTTACCTGCTACTGGAACATCCGCAGATGTTCAAGCATCATTGGCTATAGGTTTCTATGGAGCCAACAGTGCATTTCAAGCTGGAGCCGCTGCGCAAGTAGCATACACATTTAAAAGATTAGGTGGAGACGTCCTTGACATTGAAATCAAGGCTGTAAACGTCTATAATCACTACGAGGAGGCTTGTTTAGAGTATTCCTACATAGTGAACCTCCATCAAGCTAGAAACGCCTTAGGAAGCGCCCTAGGAAGCGCTACGGGGTCTTTTGACCACAAGGGAACTGTAACTGGTACAGATGACCTTTCACTTAAGTATCCCAAGTTTCAATTTGATTATGCTTTCAGAGTTGGAGATAAGTTTTCCTCAGAAGCCTTGGTTGGTGGAACAGAACCTTTATTCTCTGCTTCCATTGACAGAGTTGCTGATCAACAAGATTATGATCTTCAACAGCTAGTGTCAGCCTCTCAAGCAAACACCCCATACGATGGCATGGGCAATAAAAGAATTAAAATTAGACAAATATACTATGTTTCACCAAGACAAATGTGGAGGTTTTATGGGTACTATGGCGGACTTAACGTTGTTGGTGATTTTCATAACTATGGACAATATGCCGATGACTCAACATTCAATGTTATTCCTGCTTGGCAAAATAAAGCACAAGCTGTAGCATACGAAGATCATCTTTATACAAGAACATCGCATTACTCATACGAAATAAACGACAACAAGCTTAAAATTTATCCAACACCCGATTCCGTGTCTCCGGAAAAGTTTTGGCTCAGATTTACAGTTGAAAACGATAGTGGCGCTTTTGCAACCGGATCGTACGATTCTGGTGTTGACGGTGTCAATAACATGAATACAATGCCAATGGAAAACATTCCATTCGACAAAATCAATTCCATTGGTCAACAATGGATTCGTCGCTTTGCCTTGGCTCTATCAAAGGAAACTCTTGGACAGGTTCGTGGTAAGTTTGGAGGAAGCGTCCCAATTCCGGGAGATAACGTTACCCTTAATGCCTCAGATCTATTGTCTCAAGCGCAAGCCGAACAAACCGCTCTTCGAGAGGAGTTGAATAAACAACTTGACGAAATGCTTTACATTAAACTTGCGGAAGCCGACAAATCATTTATTGACAACACTGATGCAATTATTGGGAAGACGCCATTGAAGATTTTTGTAGGATAATTGAATGTCAAAATGGGAAAGACCAACGCAACCACCGGCTCCAATGTTTCTTGGAGAAAAAGAAAAGAACCTCGTCAAACAAGTCAACGATGAAATCATCGAAAGAGTTGTCGGACAGCAAATTTTGTATTTTCCTATCGATGTTGAAAGGACAAACTTTCACCCACTGTATGGTGAGGCGATTGAAAAAAACTTTTTACACCCAATTAGAGTATTTGCTCTTGTAGAATACATGGGTGTTGAAACTGAATTCATGGAAGGCGTTGGTATCGATAAGAAAACTGGTCTAAAAGTTAATTTCCACAAGAGAAGGTTGACTGAGGATCAAAATTTGTTTGTAAGAGAAGGAGATTTCGTCCGATACGGCAGTATTTACTATGAGATAGTAAAAATTAATGAACCAAAACAATTATTTGGACAAATTGAGAGCAGATTCGAAGTAACTGCCGAATGTATTAGAGCAAGAGACGGTGTATTCAATGCAAGATAAGATAATTCCATTAAAGCCTTCAACAATTGAAACCATAGATCTTGCCATTTATGATTTAATCGATAACAAGTTTGATTTACACACAAAAGCAAACGATGGATTCAAAAAAGTTCCCGTTCTTTGGATTTCTCCGGAGAGAGCATACCACATAAAAAGAAAAGACATTAGAGATTCTGTTGGTAAGCTAAAACTTCCCTTGATTACCATTCAGAGAAAATCGTTTGAAAAAGACTTCGCATTCAAAGGAGGGTATCAAGCTCACGATTACCCGACAACAGGACAAGGAGATTACACAAAACACCCGAGACCTGTTGCAAAGAGGATAATGCAGAGATCTACAAGAAAGTTCTCCTCCACAATTTCTAACCTAAAATCAAATGAACACCATTCTCCAATCGAATCCCCAAAAGTTGTGTACGAAGAGTTATACATGCCAATACCGGTATGGGTGAAGGTCGGATACACAATCACTCTGTCAACAGAGTACCAACAGCAAATGAACGACCTCGTCACTCCATTTGCAACTAAAACAGGACAATTAAATGCCCTCTTTGCTAGATATGATGGTCATAGATACGAAACATTTATCGAAGGAAGCATGGCGCAAGAAAACAATTCCTCAAACCTTGGGGAAGAAGAGAGAAAATTTAAAACAACAATTGAACTTAGAGTGCTTGGTTATCTCCTAGGAGACGGAGAAAACGAAGAAGCACCAAAGATTATAAAAAAAGAAAGTATAGTGGATGTAAAAATTTCAAGAGAGCGAGTAATCGTTGGCGAAGAAAAGCCATGGGAAAGAGATACATCAAGAGAATTTTAAAGTGACTTTGAAGTTTAGAGCCACTATTTAATAAGAAATAAAATTTTATTTAAGGAGATTTGTCGATGGCTAAAAAATTTGATTTTCTATCACCCGGAGTTGAAATCCGTGAGATCGACCAAAGTTTCATCCCTGCCGAGGTGGAAGCAGAAGGACCAATTATTATTGGACGCACCAGAAAAGGACCTGCTAATAAGCCCGTAAAAGTACGCACGTTGGATGACTTTATTACAGTATTTGGCGCACCCGTTCCTGGTGGAAGCGGTGTACAAGGTGACATGTGGCGTGATGGAAACACAACTGGTCCTACGTATGCATCCTATGCTGCTCAAGCATGGTTGGCATCTGAAGAATCACCAATAACAATCGTTAGACTTGCAGGAGAGCAAGCTGTGACACCTTCCAACAATACAACTGGTAAGGCTGGTTGGGAAGTTTCTGGTACGCTGGGGTCTGCCCATGCAACAAATGGTACAGCTTACGGTCTTTTTGTTATCGCTTCAGCGTCGGCCAACACAATGACGACTGGATCATTGGCTGCTGTTTTTTACGCAAACAAAGGTTACTTAGGCCTCGTTGGAAATTCTACGTCAGGATCTAATGATATTACAAGAACTGGTGAGTTCCTAAAGTCTGCTGGTAATAATTGTGGCTTTAAACTTGCAATCTATGACGAAAGCAATACAAAAGTTGGACGAACAATTCCTTTTAATTTTGATAGAAATCACTCACAATACATTAGAGGCGCATTTAACACAAATCCTCAATTAGTAAATGAAGACACAATTGCTGCTTCATCTAGAAAAACTTATTGGCTTGGTGAATCTTTTACAAGAGAACTAGTTGACCGCTCTTTAGATGGATTGGTTGCCGGTGCGGCATACGGAATCTTACTTCCTCTTCAATCTGGCTCTGTTAACTGGGCTGATCACAAAGAGGGAGCGAAAGAAGCTCAATCTGGTTGGGTTGTTTCTCAACAAGAAAAGAATCAAGTTCAATTGTTCCGCTTGAAAACATTACATGTTGGAGATGACATCCAAAAGAATTACATGGTTGGAATCGAAGAGATTGCTGAATCTCCTAACCCTGTTGTTAATCCTTATGGATCTTTTACGGTATGCATCAAAAACATGGCTGGGCAAACAGTCGAAAGATATACAGGCGTTAACTTGAACAAGTCTTCTGTAGATTACATCGGAAAAAGAATTGGAACCCAGTTCTTATCATGGGACGAAGAAGATAGAAGGTACATCACAAAAGGTGAATACCAAAATCAATCTGACTTAGTTTATGTTGAAATCGACACAGTAATCGATCAAGAAAACGGTGGACAAGGTCTTCTTCCTGCTGGTTTCCGTGGCCCTGTTCGTCCAAAAGGATTTACTCTTGTGGATGGATCAACCGGTGCTAATGCCTTGGCAACCGATACCGGTCATGGAGCTAAGGCGACTAGAACAATTGATTTTTCTGATGGACTTGCTGTCGGTGATCAAATTGTATTTACTCACCCAGACCTAGGGGCTCACACAATTAATTTTGTTGCTTCAGCGGGGGCAGCTGATACAACTTTCAATGCTACCACTAAGGTAGCTGAAATACACCCAGCGACAACAAACACAGATACTCTAACAGCACAAGCTGTTGCTGTTTTGATTAACTCAATAGATGACTATAGTGCATCTGAAACTTCAACTGGTCTTGTTACAATTGTAGCTGACTCGATTGGTCCTTATTACAATGTTGTAATTACAGATCCCGTCGATACGTTTTCACGCATAACAATCGCAACTGGTACTGATGGTACCGACAGCACAAACTTTGCTCAGGCTTTTGTTAAAGGTAATCTCGCTATGCCAGCTGCTGGTGGTGCATCTAACCTATTTGTTGCCGGACCTGTTGCTTACTCTGCATCATTTGAATTCCCATCAATTCCATTGAGACAAAATGGAACAGAAGGTGGGGCATCAAATCCATACCGTGCTTACTGGGGAATCCGTCCAAAACTTTCAACAACATCAAATCAAAATGATCCAGATTATGTTGATTACTTGAGAAGACTTCCTGTCGATGTTGACTCTTATGATCCAAGCACCAACTCTGCGGCATTAGAATATTCTTATGTGTTCACTTTGGACGACATCAAGATTAACACTAGTACAAACGTAGTAACTTATGTATCTGGTGCCTATGACGCAAATGCGCCTGTTGATAAATCTTATTCTCAATTGAATTCTTTCGGACAACTTCTCGACAAAAACGTGCGTCAGTTCATGATGCCAATGTGGGGTGGACACGAAGGATTTGACATCACAGAAAAAGAGCCACTCCGTGACGGACGTATCTCTTCTGCGAGAGATGATGCTGCTGACTATACTCATTATACAATCAACAAAGCAATCGATTCAATCTTGGATCCAGAAATTGTTCCTGCAAACTTGCTACTCATGCCTGGTGTTCGTAAACCGGTTATAACTAATCGCTTGATTGATGTTGCCGAGACACGACAAGACGTGTTGGCAATCATTGACCTTCAAGGCGACTACTTGCCTCAAGCTGAGAGAACATCTGCTCAAACAGAAGATACTTCTATTGGTAGTGTTGACGAAGTTGTTGATCAACTTAAACAAAGAAACTTGAACTCTTCTTATGCTGCTGCTTACTTCCCGTATGTACAAGCTGTCGATAGCTTAAATGGTGGACAATACGTATGGCTTCCGCCATCTGTTGCTGCTCTTGGAGCATTGGCTAAGTCTCAGGCACAAACTGACGTATGGTTTGCACCTGCAGGATTTAATCGTGGTGGGCTTGGAACACTTGGAGGCCCTAGAGGTCCTAAGGTTCTTCAGGCAAGACGACGTGTTGACTCTAGAGAAAGAGATCGTTTGTACGAAAGAAATGTTAACCCAATCGCTTCTTTCCCTGCTGAGGGTGTAGTAGTGTTCGGTCAAAAAACTCTTCAAGCAGACGCATCTGCTCTCGATAGAATCAATGTTCGAAGATTACTGTTATACTTGAAGTCTCGAGTTAACGTTGTTGCGAAGAATTTGTTGTTCGATCCGAACCTACCTGTTACATGGGGAAGATTTCAATCACAAGTTGAACCAATCCTTTCAGATGCTCGAGCACGATTCGGATTATCAGATTACAAATTGATTTTGGATGAGACAACTACCACACCAGATTTGATTGATAGAAACATCTTATACGCTAAGATTTTTGTTAAGCCCGCTCGTGCTATTGAATTTGTCGTTGTTGATTTTGTTATCACAAAGACCGGCGCGGAATTCGTTTAAGAGACTAATTAAAGTTAAATAGGAGAACATAATTATGGCATTTTGGGGAACAGACTTAGGCGCAGAAGGAGCAAACTTCGGAGATCCTAAAAGAAAATTTAGATTTAAAGTCGAAATTGGAGAGTTGGGTTTTGTATGGTGGGCTAAATCATGCGATAAGCCAAAATACGACATCACAACAGCAGAACATCAATTCTTACACCATAAATTTTACTTTCCAGGTAAAGTTGAATGGCAAGAAGTATCTATGACTCTTGTTGACCCTGACGGTAATGAAGATCAAGTTAGAGCTTTGACCAAGATTGTCGAAGATGCAGGATACAAGGTACCCGGGTCGCCAAATTCTCAATTGACATCATTCTCAAAAAATTCAATGGTTGATTCAATCGGTTTTGTTAAGATTAAGCAGATTGACGCCGATGGAACTACAATCGAAGAATGGACTCTTAAGAATCCGATCCTAACAAAAGCTGATTTTGGCTCTTTAGAGTATGGTGATGATGGACTCGTTGAAGTTCAAATTGCTTTCAGATACGATTGGGCGACATGTTTGATTGACGGCGAAGCAACTCCGGTTCTTTATGATTCTTCAAATCCAGCTTCATAGAGGTGACTAGTGTCTTGGTGGGGTACTGACTTAGGTGGCGCTGGTAAATCGTTAGAGCTTAAACAAAAGTTTAATTTTAAATTAAAATTTAATAGCAAAACAATTATAACTGTTAAGACAGCCGATTTACCTAAAGCTAACGTTGAAACTCAAGAATTCAAACTTATAAATCATTATTACAAATATCCAGGTGTCGTTAAGTGGGACGCAATAAGCGTAACGGTTGTCGACACTTTTGTTCCCGATGATAAGTCTGGGTTTCAAGATAGCATGGTTGATGCGACGAGAGCTGCATGGGAGTTGTTAAAGAAAAGTGGCTATAGACCACCAAAAGAAGATGAAGCAGTTGGTACAAATAGTGGATTCGCAGACTTGACCACTCCTGTTAAAGATTTTTTTAGAGGAAGAGTTTTTGGTGGTGCTGATGGTGCCGATGGCAAAGTTGAACTGGTAAAAATTGACCACAAAGGCAATGACCTTGATACGTGGGAACTTTACAATCCAATCATAACAAAAATTGATTGGGGAAGCGTTGAGTATGGCGCTATAGAACCCGTAGAAGTCACTTTAACAATAGATTATGACTATGCGATTCTTAGATAAATTATAATGAGGTAACAATGAGAAGAAACAACGAAGAACGTTTATTAAAGGGACACAAGCCCCAACCTACAGAAGAAGTGCCAATGGCAAACCCATTGGACTTTGTAACTCCGACACAATTTGTCGACCTTCCATCCAAAGGTAGATATCCACAAGGACATCCGCTTCATGGTAAAGATGTCATTGAAATTAAATACATGACAGCAAAAGACGAAGACATTCTTACGAATCGTTCTTATCTAAAACAAGGTGTCGCGATTGATCGTTTGATTCAAAACGTAATTAAAGACAATGCAATTGATGCAAGATCACTTTATGTTGGAGATAGAAACGCAATTATTATCTACGCTAGAGCATCTGCTTACGGAGAAGAATACAAGACCAAAGTTGCATGTCCAGCATGCGGTGAAAAGAGCGCATACAAGTTTAATCTAGGCAACAATGAATTTTATCATGGAGATGAGATTGAAGGATTAGACATTCAAGATCTCGGAGATGGAACATTCAAGACAACATTGCCTTTGAGTAAAATCGTAACAATTATTCGCCCTCTTCTAGGTAAAGATGAACTAGCAATGATCAAAGGCAAAAAAGATCCAACCGAAAACATTTTGACAAACCAAATGAAGTCTTTTGTTGTTTCTTTCAATGGCTATGATCAACAAACTTTAATTGATCAAGT